ATACAATATCGGCATCAGGACGGACGTGAACATACACGACGTTAACACGGTGACCGTGAATAGAAGCAGGAAGAAACTGATATCGAACGAACGGCGTTCCTTTTTCATCTTTCCCTACCATCATGATTTCACCGGGCTTAAGCATCGTACTCTCCAATAGATAGGGCCCCCGGGAGAGGAAACCGGGAGCCCTTGTACTTAAGGCCGACAGACCTTAGCGAACGACACAGCCCTTGGCAAGGCCGAACCAGTTGAAGCACGCGACATGATCCGATAGATAGATCGCCCCGACTGCGATGACAACGATAGCTGCCACAACAATCAGGAATTGGCCGAAATTATCCAACATGACTTATCCTTATGCTGCGAGGGGTGTTGACCTTTTCTTGATATCTTCATGAAAAGATCTAAGTGCAGCCTCGTTCCGAGCGATAGCTGCAATCGTCTCGTCGTCTTGTTTTGAATTCTTTAAATTCTTGATATGCTGTTTGACCATGTTCATCACGAACCAGTCAGACTTAGTCTTCATCCAGATAATATTATTACTCATTACTTTCTTCCTTCGGAACCATCACGGTAGCGATTAGTTCCCAGTATTCACAGAACTTCACGGGATCTACCCACATCCATTCCTTCGTGTCTTGGCTGATCTCATCGCCATGATGCGGAATGATCAGGACGGTGCCCTTCCGGATACCACCCATAGTCATCGTGGCGAGAAGCCAAGTCTTCTGCTGCTTCGGACGGACACGGAACTCAGTTCCCCACACCATCCCTGACAGCCAATCTCCCTCGGGAGGATTACCTCCGCCACCACGACGCTTCAAACGCTGGGCAACGAATTCCTCGTTGGAGACAACGTTGCTCTGGGCAACACCATATTCCTTCACTGCTGCCTCCTGTTTATCTTCAACCATTATACTCCGATACCTCCTTAAGTCAAATTCTAGTTCCATAATTCGTCTTGCTTGTGCAATGTTTCGGTCATAAACGGTGTCATCCAAACGACGCCTAGTCTGAAGCTCTTGGACTAGAAGGATCAAATCCTTGTAGGTAAGCTTATAAAGCTCTGCTTCACCCATTTTAAAACCCCTCTTAAAGCCCCTAGGAAGGCCCGTGGTGCGTTATTTCTGCGTCCGGGTACTCAGGTAGCCTAAAAAGCTGGAAGGCAAAACTTCTGGGTACTCTCTGACACAAATCCGATACAATGCCTTCTCATCGCTATAGAAGGCTGCTTCGTCAGCATTGTCTCGGCTGGTATAAGGAAAACCTAGACGATTGCCGCTGTAGACATTCCTCCAGATCGCCATCACGCAGTCTCCTTAGAATGCAAGAGACGTGTAGATATTAGGTGATGTACCCTGTTTTCTAAGTCCACCCAACCTCGCTCCGGTGGTGTTCTGAAGTAGACGGCCACCTGGCGTACTCGTTCTCCCTTCGGGAGTTCCACTTCCGTCACTACTTCCCACATCATCTAGTCTCCAGTCGATGGGAGCCTGCCCGAGTTCTCGAAGCTTTGCGTTGGTCGTTGAGAATACTCGACTTCCGGTGAAAGGACTTTTACTACTTCGGACACCTCTGGGGCTCGGATGCGAGGTCCGAATGTACCGGTTCCGCTCGAGGTCGATCTTTCCTTCAACGTGCGAAGCCGCGACAGCGCCGAGGCATACGAAGACGACGCCACCTCGCGAATTAAGTCGCTGGACGATTTCTCCCGTAAGGTCTTCCCACTCTGGCCAGTCACAAGAAAGAGGATGACCTGATTGCACACACGGTATGGCGTTCCAGAGAAGGACTCCTTGACGAGTCCACGCCGACAGGTCACCGCAACTAGGGGCTGCGAGACCAAGGTCTTTCTGATACTCGTCGAAGATAATTCGGAGAGTGTGCGGGAATTGATCTCGTCCGATGTCTTCAGGGATGGAGAAGGCAACACCAGTCGAATATGGCGTTTTGCCCGCATCTGTCTTCGCGCAGCCAGGGTACGGGTCTTGGCCAATGATTGCAACACGTGTTTCTTCCAGCGATGTGCACGAAAGAGCGCGATACAGGCTTGCCCTTCGTGGGTAGACATCAATTCCTCGATCGACAAGGTCATCGTACTTCTCCTCTGCAGCTTGGCGTTCACCAAGTTCCCACCACTTCAACTCAGGCCAAGGGTGTGTCATGACTGATCTGATCCCTAGCTGCGAGAAAGAAGTGCTTACCGGTGTTGGTGGATGCAATGAAATGGTCAGGCCAGAAGCCTTCCGCGTACTTGTAATGTGTTAATTTAACGTTCATAAAAACTATCTTTTCTCCGTCCCGGTATTCGGGATCATGACTGAGGAAGACGATGCCTTCGACACAGTTGTCACCTCTAAGCCGCCAAGAAATTAGATTGGCGATGGTTGTCGTTGCTAGCCGTGTCTGGAAGTAGCCCATAGCCGAGGTCCTCAGAAAGCGTGTATGTCTCTGGATCGAACAACAGCGTACCAGCCGGACCAGTTCTACCACAGAACCTGTTCTTGCTGATCATCAGATGAGTTGTTCTACGAACGATCGGATCGGCCGACTTGATGTCTCTCGAAAGGTCGATCCGCATATCAGCGATCTTGCTGATGTTACGTGAACCACGAGTTAGACCGTCATCATTGACGTGAGACACGACGATGAGGGCAAAGTCTAACTCCTTCACCATCATTTCGAGGCGCGTCGAAAGATAGTCGAGCGCACGGCGTTCGTTATCGCCTCCCAGTCCGCTAACAACCATAGTGATGTGGTCCAGCAGAATATAGCGACACATACGCGCGGATACCAGAAATCTAATGGTATCGAGAATGACCTCAGGATCGTCTGATCCAAAATGAGAATAGACATGAAGGCGGTCATCCACCTGTACAACCCGACGTAGCGCTTCGAATGTTTGGTCATCGCTGACACCACTGTCTGGTAGGTGGACTGGCCCGCGGAGATCAATCCCGGCAATCGCTTGGAGAAGTCGCTTCTTAGGCTCTTCCAAGAAGATTGAGCCCACTGCAGCGCTTGTGCTGGTGAGAAGATTGTGAAGGATCGCATGCATCACCTCTGTTTTACCGACGCCCTCTTGCGCCGTGATGAGTACACTCTCTCCGGTACGAATACCGTAGGTCATGTAATTCAGGGTAGGCCATGGATAGTTCACGCCAGTACGCGGAACCTCGTGCAGGATCTTCTCGAACTCGGTAAAGTCAGAGACAATCTGCTCAGGCAGGTAGCGCTTGGCGTTATACCATAGCTGAGCTAGTTCGTCTCTCTCGCCGTGACGCAGGTAATCGTTAGCGTCCTTGCGTCCGCCGCCAGGGAACCGTACTTGGTACACCTTGTTTGGGTCAAAGTGTTTAGCCACCGCAGCAGCTGCTCGTCTCCCGGCCTCGTCTCCGTCAAATGCGAGATATACTCTTTCGAATTCGTTAAGCCAGGATCTCTCCACAGCAACGTCAGTGCCAGCAGTAGAAGCAGACTTAACCGAAACGACAGGCGACCGAAGAACCTGATACAACGAGAGAGCATCAAGCTCGCCTTCGCAGATAGTGATTGTCTTGCGCGGGCTAGCCGCGAAACGATCTCTGCCATAGAGGTGTGCCTTTCCTATTTCACCTTGGGTGTAAAAGCCCTTCTTGTCCAAGGTTCTAATTTTATAGGCATCGTTGGGGTACTTAAACCCCATACTAACAGGTTTACCTTCGGAATTAATCTTTGTCTTAACATCAAAGAACCTCATCGTGTCGTCGGTAATACCACGATAAGGTAAATATTCGTAGCTAAATAAGTCGCTCAAACCTATCATAGCGCCTTGTGGCGGCGTGTAATTCAGACAGGAGAAGCAATAGCTGTGGCCGTCATCGTACGTGCAAAGCGCATCTGACGAGCCACAGTCTGGACAAGGTTTGTGTAGCTCAGTTACTTCAGACATCTATTCCTTTCAGCAGGATACTTATAATACTTAGGTAGCCAGACCAATTGATGGGGAGGGAAGGTGGGATGGACGGGAGGGAAAAGGGAGAAGTCTTCGTCGGGCCAGAAGACCCTCATCGCCACATACATCCGGGCTTGGATCAGCGCGGTCGTCGGCTCGGCAGCCGTGTAGTGGCGGATACCATACTCGGGGAGAGTACGGATCATTCCCGGAGGAAGCTCCTTCAGGAAATGTTCACTGCCGATCGGAACTACCCGATGATCACGATCGGTAACGATGATGTTGAGCTTCACCCTAGCGAACTCTACACCATTCTTGTAGTGGTTGTCAAGGACAGGGATGTGCCTGCTTTCGACAGCATACAGCTCTCCCTTCACCTTCAGACCGGTACGATCGTGGAAGGGAAGACACTTGCCGGTGGTCTTGCCGACACGGAAGTCAAAGGGATCTTCCGTGAAACCGCGACCGACCTTCTTGCTTCGGCCGAGAAGCTTGTCGTTGTGTTTGTGCCCGGTCTTCATGTCGTCACACACGAAGAGCAGGACATGCTGGCTCTGCTCCAGCTCGACGATATCAGGGGTGTGTTCCATCCCCTGACCTAGGCTTTGGACGAACTTCTTCTTACGATTGAATGGCCACATGACTTTGCTCCTTAGCTAGCGCGTTTCATCGAGCCCGGTTGTTTGAATGCAGCCGGATTGGTTAAAGAAGGTAAAGAGCGTAACGTAGCCGAGTGAGCATTTCGTCTCGCATTCAACTTCTTCTGAACTTTTCGCAAAGACTTAGCCATTTTCGTTCTCCTAATAAACTAAGACTGGGGCGGCGGGTCCGCAGAGACTTACCGCCCCAGCCCTAGGCTAGAGTTCACCGAGGCTGGGGACAGGCCAGGGAAGGCTGCCTTGGTTACTACCTGCCTAGCTGTGAGGCATACCGCTTAGGCAGCCTGACCCGTGAGCCGGGCAAGTCGGGACTTCTTCCCGGCAGGAGCAGTTCCATTGCCAGCCGGTGGAACGACCACCTGTTCGGGAGCCGGCTTCGCCGGCACCTTCGGGTCCTTGTCGTTGACGT